TAGCAATAATGACTTTCTCGATCAATGTCTCTTTAATCATTTCGGCCTCTTCAGTGCGCGGTATATCGCGTCATGTGTCATGCCCAGTTGGAAGGCGATCTCTTTGTAGCTGACACCCGTCTCGCGCAGTGACCTTACCTTTTCCGCAAGGGCGTCGTGGAAAACCTTGCGGTCATACAGCCGCTGTCCTTGGCGCAAGATCGAAGCGGTTCTGCTCTGCGCTTTCTGGGGACTGCAGCGCTGCCCCTCGATCACGCAGTACGAGTCTGTGGGTGCGGCTGGTCGGGCGTATGGCATTATGAATTCTTCTCCTTTAACAACGCTTCAATTGCTCTGGCAAATTCAAATCTGTTTGCATATGGCATCGTATTACTAAGGGCAAATATTTCTGCATCATCCGTCAGCCCGACCCAAGGGCGTTGTGGTGTTGCTTCCAATAATAGTTCGTCGAAAGTATTCATTTCTTGTCCATTTCGAAAATGCTTAAGGCGACCATCGCGATCAGCCCCAGCACGAAGGTGAAGCCGATCACGGCGAAGACGCAGAGCAGGAACAGAATCATACGACCCCCAGCTTGACGGCCAACTCGGGGCGGTTGTCGGCCAGCCACTTCGCGAACTTCGGAGTCTGCGCCGCCTTGGCGTAGCTGTGGGGCCACGCCCGGCTGGGCGACCGGATTGAACGAAAATACTCGGCAACCTCCGCCGAGGGTTGCCAGCGGTTAGCGTTGTCAGCGCGACCGATGTGGCGGATGGTGTGCCAGTTCAGGGTGTTCATCGCGGGCCTCTCAGAAGTTGTAATCGTAGAAACGGATCGGAGCATCGGCCAGCTTGTACTTGTGGCCGCTGGCATCACGCCAGCCGTGGCGCTTGGACAGGCGCAGGCGGATGACCGGGTTGCTGTCGTTTTCGGTGATGATCCATTTTTGCTGCCGTTGGTTTACGAAGTAAGCGCAGTACCCACCGGCATAGGCTTCAAGCACCACGCTGGGGTCACGCTCGGAGTCGAGCGCACGCACTTCGATGGTTTTGTCCGTGATGGCGCGGACGACGATATACGGGCGGACGTCCGTGTAGGTGTGTTGGTTGGCGTATTTCATTTTTCGCTTTCGAGGTTGGCCTGCACCGTTGCAGAGCCTGCAGTGTAACACGATCTTACACCGCAGGGTAATTATTTATCAGAAACCGTATTTCTCGGCGCAGATCGGGCCGATGCCGCGCTCGATGCTGCTTGCGTCCGTCAGTTCGCGGGCGCAGATGGCGCAGGAGCCGAAGCGCTTGCCATATGCTACCGCAGCACTGGCTGGGTCGCTGGAGACCGCTACGATGCGATCTGATGCGTCCTTGGGGCAGTCGCGGGTTGCGAACAGACGGCCACCGACGACTTTGCCAAGGTAGGTCTCGTCTTCCTTGACGTAGATCGCGCCAGCATTGACACCCGTGTCCGGGGCAAGGCTGAAGACGAAAGTGTCGAGGCGCAGCTTCGGACGCTTGATGCCAGCGGCCTTGGCCTTGCCGAATGCAACTTCGATGGCCTCGACGCTGAGGGTCGGGGCGTCAGCAGCGCGGGTGGCCTGCTCTGCAGCACGGGTGACGAGGCGCTCAGCGGCCTTGAGGGTGAGGCGCTGCACGGTCTCAAGCTGGCGCTCTGTCAAGCTGCCGTACTTGAGCAGGGCGGCGTACACGCTGGCGGCGTACTCGAACTTCTCGACGTTGGCCTTCAGCCAAGCGCTCTCTGCCGGGTACGCCTCACTCCATGCCAGCACTTGGGTAGCCTTGGCGTCCGCCTTGGCCGACTCGCGGCGCTGCGTACCGGCCTTGGCCTTGGCGCGTGCGGTGGGGCTGGTCTTGAACGTGAGCTTGCCGGTGCCCTTGCAGGGCAGGCAGTTAGCGCCGAGGCGGCTGTGGTAGCCGTACAAGCCGCTGCCCGCGCACTTGGGGCAAAGCTGCTCGAACGTAACCGGGGCGGCTACGGTGGCGGCGGAGCCTTGAAAATCCAAGTCGCTTTCAAGGTCGTCAAATGCGGAGTAGGTCTGGTTCATTTCGCTGTCCTTTCTGGGTTGCTGCACGTCGCAGTGATGCAATAATAAATTAAACAAAGGGGGAATGCAACCCCCCCCCCCGTTTACGCCTTGGCCCAGTACCCGTAGACCATGCGCTCAGTGCTGTCCCATGCGTCATAAGCAACACCGTCAATCACCGCTACAAAGTGACGGGCCTGCTTTGCAATGACCACGCCTTTGAGGTCACTGCAACGCGCCTTACGGCCTGCAAACTGTGGAGCCTTCATCCACACAAAACCGTAACGCTTTAACACCTCTGTGTATAAATCTTTCATCACGCCGTTACGAGCAGACTTTGCGCGACCGTTGTCAGCATTGGCTTGAGCCAACTCCTTATACACCGCGCTGTAGTCGAGGCCCAGTGCGATTGCCATTGCACGAGCGCCACAGTCGCCTGCGGTTCCCTTGAAGCCAGCGGCCTTGCGGCCTCCATCGTTGTATTGATATTTCATTTCTCTTTCCTTCGCTGTGATGGGGGCCGAAGCCCCCGGGATGGTTAAGCTGCTTGTTTTTCTGCAGCCGCACGGTCGGCTTCGGTGCCCTGCAAGATGTACTCGGTTGAGCCGTAGCGCGGATCAATTTCGTCCCAATGATCAAAATTGATTCCTCCTTTACGCGCATTGACACGGGCGGTGAGGATGTCTGCTTTTGCCTCCGCCCACTCGCGGCGATCCTCAAAAAACGGCTCGAAGTCGTGCTGGTTGTACACCACCGCGCAACCCTTGAACTGCTCTTTGTGGCAAAACCGGCGACCCGCCGCGTTCTCGATCACCACAAAAAAAACCTCGGCGGTATAATCTTCGCCGTCTTCGGTCTTACCTGCTACATACAAGTCGCTGCTGGTGTGTGCGGTGTAGTTCATTTTAATCTCCGGTTGGTAATTCGCTGTTTCAGTGAAGCTAGTGTAACAGCAAATTACACAACCGTACAAGTTATTTAATAAGTGTTGTTTATTTTACACAATCTCACGCAGCGCCATGAACTCGAGCAGCGATTCCGCAACCAGCCAAGCGTTCAGATCCTCGGAATTTTCGGTGAGCCACAGGTCGATCCCTGCTATCGCGTAGCCGTACCCGATGTTCCACACCTCGGCATACCGCCGTGCCGCCTTGGGGCTCAGTCGGAAAAAGGGCTTGACGTCCTCGGGTGCCACCGCACGCATGACGCGCTGGCTGCGCCCTGAGCGGGCCTTGCGGCGCTCCCCAGTGTCAATGATGTAGCCCTTGCGGAGCAGCGCCGCGTAGCGGGGCGACACGGAGTCGATGCGGTGATCGGGCAAGATCCACAGGATCTCTTCGCTCGTGCAGCCCTCGGGGTAGCTGCGGATGATGTCAAGCACCAGCGTCTCAAGTGCGGTGGCGTTGACACGCTGCGCGGCCTCGTGGCTCGTGTCGGGGTCGGTAGCACGGGCCATCAATTTCGGATCAGTCATTTAATTTCTCCCTGAAAGCATAGTCATGAAAAATAGCGCCCCGGGCGGGGTCGCCAACGATGCAACTCTTCACCCACACCGGGCCGTTCTTCGTGCGCCTGAAGTGGCCTCGGCGGTCATGCTGCCGGGGACTGGCGTGGGTGCCACCGTGGCTCTCGTTCTTTTGCTTTACCGGCTCGATATAAACCGTCACGAGTTCGTACAGCGGCAGCAGGCCACGCTTTGCTCTGCTGACGTTAGCCCTGTGTGGCACCGGCTTGTAGGACGTTGACGGCTGGCTGACAGACTCAAAGAAATTTGCCAGCAGGTGGCTGACAATGCTCAAATCCTCTTCCGTCGGCGGGTCATCATCCTCGGTCGGGCCTCTGCATATCAAACCTTCGTCGTTCGTGATAAACGTCATTGACGGTATGCGCTGGTGGCTCTGCTGATAAATCTTTGAGCCCCCCACGATTATTCCGTCCTGCGTGTTGTTGCCGACAGCCACCAGAGCAAACTCCCAGCCCTCCTTGACTCGGCCCATAATCATGCAGCGGTGAAACGGGCTTCGCCCATTAAGCAGCCAAGCCGGGACATCGACCTCGTAGTTGAGGGCGTTTGAGATGTCAAACCACTGCAGGTCAGTAGGGTCGTTCCCCCCCTTTGCCCACCACTTGACCATCTCGCGCACGAGCGGTGTCATTTCTTCCCCTGCTCGATCTGCAGTTGACGCTCACGCAGGGCGTCGATCTCTGCCCAGAGCTTGATCGCATAAGTGTCGTCGCACTGGTACTCGCCGACGCGCAGCGTGTCGTGGCAGTCCTTCAGGGCCGTTGCACAGGCAAGGGCGGAGTACGTCCGCACCTTGGCCGTGAACACCTCGCGGAGGTGTTCGATGCAGGTCATGCAATCACCTTTTGCAGTGCCTCAATTAATTGACGCGCCTCGTCGGGCGTGATCACAACACGAACGCTGGCGCACGTCACGCCGATGGACAGCCACACGTCGGCCTGAAATTCATCAATGTGGATGTGACCATCGTTTACGGCAAGGGTTGTTTTTTTCATGATTCGCTTTCGATTGGGTTTTAATCAGGGGCCGAAGCCCCCGTGGTTTACTTGCTGGTGACCTTGACGCTGAACACGGCAGTGACCTTGGTGTGCTTGGCAATCTGGGCCGAGGTTGCGCCCAGTTCGGCCAGCAGCGCCTTGTTGTCAACTACTGAGCGGTTGGACTCAATGTAGGTAGCTTTGAAGAGGTCGCCCTCAACCACGGTGTCGCCACCGAGGCTGGCGCTGTCCTTGATGCCGTCTTTGATGGCGTCGGCCTGCTTGGTCAACGCTGCGATCTGGGCCAGCAGAGCGCCGAGGGTGTCTACGTCGTGGGTGAGGGTGATGTTCATGTCGCTGTCCTTTTCAAAGTTGCTGCGTTAGTGCAGTGAAGCTAGTGTAACCCGAAATTACATCTGTACACAACTTATTTGTGATTGTTGTTATTTTGCCTCACCTAACAGTTTCCGCACTTCGGCAAGCATAGAGTCCTCGTCGTAGCCGTAGTGCTTCGGGAAGCCCTTCGTGCCAAGCCCGTGGAGGCCCGTAGCGCCCCTGTGATGCTCTGGGCATAACGGGATAGCCAACAGGTGGTTTGCGCGTCTCCCAGCCCCTGTACCGGCCCTCTTGTGGTGTATTTCGGCTGGGGTGCCCTCATACCCAAGCCGCTTGCATACGATGCAGCCAATCTCCGCCACGCGGTTTAAGCGCTTTTTCTCGGCAAGCGTGGTCATAACGTGGCCCTCCCCTCGGCGCGGTTGGTGGCCTCTTTGCTGCGCCAGACTTCGATGCGGGCCTGCGCTGCCACCAGACCCCAGCGAATCTCCTCTTCGGCCTCCACAGCGGCCTTCAATCCCTTCAGCAGGGCAACATACTCCGGGTCACTGTAGGCGTCTCGCTCCTGCGCGTTAACGGCGCTCTCGATACTGCGCTTCATCAAGATCGCCTTGAGGCTCTTGCGAAATTCTTCGCAGTAAATCCGATTCGCTTTCGCTTCGGCAAAGCGCTTGCCCTGCTCAAAAATGTACTCAATCGCTGCGTCCGGGTCTTTGATGTCACTTCTCATTGCGTTCCCCTATCGTCACTTTCAACATTCCACCGATGATCGGTGCCCAATAAATTCTCAAATTGCTGATCTGGCTGTCGTCTTTGTAGACTCCTGCATGGCACAGCGCGTCCAGCGGGGCTTTGAGCAGGTTGTCGAGGTCGCGCTTGCGTCTGTCCGGTTGCCACGCCTCTATCGTCATGTCGAGCTTGCCGGTGAGCCCGGCGTCCGCCCCCTGATCGCGCACCAGCACGCACACGGCAGCACGGTACTCCCGGCCCTTGGCGCTGATGATCATGCGGCCCCGGAACGTGCGCCAGTACGCATTCACGCTCGGGGGCCACGGCAGTGTGATTTCAATGCTCAAGCTGAGCCTCCATCAAATGATTCTGGATAGCCGTTGTTGTTGTCCAGAAATTGCTGGCTGTCGCGGTGATACCAGAGGCTGTACCAGTCCTCGGCCTCGCCGTTGCGCTGCTTCTCGCACATCAGGTAGGCGTCAGGGGTGCCCGGGTCTGGCGTCTGGCCTGCTTGGATCTGGTGTTCTTTCTTTTTGTTGCGAAACACCATCAGCACATTGTCCACCTGATCGGCAATCGCCCCCGTGCCCTTGATGTCGCTCTTGCTGGGCATCGTCTCTTCGTTCCCCAGCTTGCGGATGTGGTGGACGAGGTGGATGTGGATGTTGTGGTCGCGGGCCAGCGAGGTCAGTTCGTCAACAAAAGACTTTTGCGCGTTGTAGTCGTCCTCGCCCGTAACGCATTTCATGAGCGAGTCGATAAAGACGTGCTGGATGCCAAGCTCCACCGCGCAGTACCGCGCCATCGCGATGACCTGCTGGCTCGACGTCGTCCCCTGCTGATCGTAAAACCACAGCTTGCCGTAAGCAAAGTTGCCGAAACGGGCCAGCAGCCGGGTGACGTAAACGGACTTATCGATCAGGCGCGGCTGCTCGATATTCTCTCCGCTGAACTGGCGCAGCATCCGGTACAGCGTGCGCTTTGGTTTCATTTCGAAACTAGCAATACAGATGCGCTGACCCTGCTTAATCAGGCCAAGGGCAATCTGGCCGGTGATCAGCGACTTGCCACCGCCGTTGCTGCCAGCGTAGCAAGTGACCTCACCCGGGCGGAACTTGAAGCCGTCGAAGGTCTTTGACCACGGCATCGTGGACGTCTCGTCTTCCGCCTTGGGATTGACTAAGTCCTGCTCGACCTCGTCAAGGTAGACGCCCGCGTAATGGACTTTGTGCGACACGTCGTTGGCCTTCAAATACTTTTCCGTGTCGATCTCTTTGGAGCTTATCAGACGCACCTTGCGGGCCTCGTCCAGTGCGCGTGCGCGTTGCTCAATCGCTGTAATTTCAGACATTTGTATACCTCGTTGCCTCATCAATTCGCTGGTATGCAAGACGCATTCTTTCCTGCGTCTGCTCGGTCACTTCTTTGCCCTCTGCAATATCGAGGGCCACAATCTTCACAACAAGCGCTTCAAAGTGAATAATTCGCATCAGGTCGGACGCATAGAACTGCGTCTTCAGGCGCGGCTTGCTCTGCTGCCCGTCGAGCTTCGGCGGGAACAAGTCTGCCATATCCATACCGACCGCCCCAAGCACGCTGTGGACATCGCAGCCGCCGAAACAGTGGATCAGCACCCGGCCATCGTCGCCCTCTTTCACGGCCAGTGACGGCGACCTATCCTCGTGCGCTGGGCAGCAGGCAGTCCACGTCCCATTACGGCCCTTGACCTTGGACAAGCGCGACAGGAAATTCTCAACAGGTGTCATCTTTTACCCCCTTTCAAAACAGGTTTTTCTGCTTGGAATTAAACGGCACCCGCTTGTCACCAAAAATGTTGCTGCGCCACAGAGTAACCTCGGCCATGTGGTTATGCGACTGCACAGGCTCAACTTTCGATACCGACGAAATCCAGCCAATTTGCTGCAAAGCCCTTGCGCCACTGACCCATGTGTTGTGATGCAAATTGCTTGGCAAACTCAAACCCTGCAACTCACACTGCGCTCTGAACTCGTCACCCATGACAAAAGGACGATTCAGCAAAAAGTTTTGCATGATCTCCAAATACTGCTCAACAAAAATAGGTGCGGCACGATAAGCCTTGCCCCAACATTTATCGGCCAGTATCAACGCCTGTTTCATGCGCTCGGTCATATCACCCTCCGTCCCATCGTAGCCTCGCCCTGATCGTCTTCCCAGCGTCGTTGGTTGATGTACGTCAACGGTGCTGGCTCGTAGCCGCTAGTCCACTGCTCCGAGCCCCGCAGGCCGGTGACGCTGGCAATGATTCGGTCAGCCACCGTGTCGAGCTTGAGCTTCAGCCACTTCGTCTCGCAAGTGGACTTCGCCACCTTACGCTTCGACGTCGGCCATGTTGCCCAGAACTCGTCGAATCGTGATGTCGTCGTCGTTTGCGACAATGTCTTTATATTCTGTATCTGTATCTTCTTAGGGTTATTGTTCGCTTTCGATTCGGTTACCGATTCGGTTTTCTTCGGCCTGCCGCCTAGCTTTCCGAGTCGTTGATTATTTGCAACCTGCGCTTGATACCTCTCGATTTCGACATGACAACGATTGTTGAAATAGCCGTTTTCGGTATGTTCAAAGAATTCACCCAAAACCGATTCGGTTATGTCCTCATCAAGCCTGATTTTGCGTGACACAACGCGGATGTCAAGAGGGATTGGCTTCTCTGACATATAGTACAAATCAAGCAAACGACGATATGCTAAGTCCTCAGCATCGGACAGATGCACGGTGTGGGTGAGATAGTCACCGATATGGAATTTGTACCAGATCACTTGAGTCCTCCGAAGACGTCAGGGCGCAGCGTTTCGCGGGTCACTTGGCCCTTAGTAAGCTGCTCAATCGCGTTACACAGTTGGGGGCTTGGTGCCTGCCGATTTGTGATAATAAGGCTCAGCCAAGTCTTGCTGATGCCTAGTGCCGTCGCCATTTCTAGCTTCGAGCCTCGCGGCTTGGTTGAGAAAAATTCAGTCAGTGTCATACGTTTCTTCCGGTGGTTGGTTTAACGTAATCATACACAATAAATTATTTTGCACAAGGGGCTTGTATGAATAAGTTTAATTTGGTACAGTGCGATCTCACAAACAGCGAAAAGGAAAGCGAAATGAAAGTCGTGCCTTACACAACGCCGAGCGGCCTGCAGATTGGGTGCCGGTATGAGCCGAAGGCTGTATATACGGTCAGTCAAGACATGGAGTTACTCCAGTCGTCGTTGTTGTCGAGCAGCAAAGCCACACCGCTCAGCAGGCTGCGGCGGTTCTGGAAAAACTGCTTTAGGTATGACTGATGGAACACGAAGCGAGTGAAGCGATGGCAGAAAGGATGCAAATGCTTGAGGAGGCGCTAGATCGGGCCGAAGCAGGCGTTGCAAAAGCAGGCGACTGGGCAATAATCCGCTACGAGTGCGGGATGCCCAAGCGCAATTCGGAAGTATCAAAAGCGTACAAATGGAGTGACATATTATGAGTTTGATTGCGAGAGACAGTGGCGGCGGTGGATCTTTTACGCCAGTCCCCCCGGGTATGTATCTGGCGCGTTGCTACCGGATCATCGACCTCGGCACACAGCGCTCTGACGGCCAGTACGGCCCCAAGTCGTTGCAGAAAGTCATGCTGCAGTTTGAAGTCCACGGCGAAGACGACGCAGGCAAATCCTTGACTACGGCCAAGGGTGAAGCGATGTCGATCAGCAAGAATTTTACGTTGTCGTTGGCTGAAAAGGCGACGCTGCGGATTGACCTGCAGACGTGGCGCGGCAAGAATTTCACGCGAGAAGAACTGGAAGGGTTTGAACTCAAGAACGTCCTCGGCGCATGGGCCATGCTCAACGTCAGCAAGTCCATTGGCAATAACGGCAAAGAGTACACAAACATCGTGACGATCAACAGCGTTCCCAAACAACTGCGTGAGAAACTGCCGACCCCGTCAAACAAGACCGCCATGTTTGCAATTGAGAACCCGGACATGGCCCTGTTTGAGACGTTCAGTAACAGCTTGAAACTCAAGATCGAGGCCAGCCCTGAGTGGCAGGCGCGGTCGAGCAAGCCAAGCAAACTTGCCAATCCCGGCGTTGAATTTGAAGATCTTGATTCCGACATACCTTTTAATTAGAACGGGCCTATAATGGTTGCTCCAAAGTCACTGGAGTTCAACATGGTTCGTTCTAAAACTTGTTTCAAGTGCAACGCTGTCAAGCCATTGGAAGAATTTTACAAACATCCAATGATGCTTGACGGCCATGTCAACAAATGCAAAGAATGCAACAAAAATGATGTTACAACCAATCGAAACAAAAACATTGACCGATTCAGAGCTTATGACAGAGAGCGTGGAAAAAATACGGAGCGAAAGAAAGCTGCCGCAGAAATTTCAATAGCGTGGCGACAGGCAGACGCAAGACGCCAAAGCTGTCACAACAAAGTTGCACGGGCAATACGAAATGGAACATTGGTTCGACAACCCTGCATTCGATGCAAAGCAGAAAAATCGTTAGCGCATCACGAAGATTATGACAATCCTCTTGATGTAATGTGGCTTTGCCAACCATGCCATAAACAGCGGCATAAAGAATTAAAACTACTTTTCTAAAGGGGCACCCATGTTTATTTCAAATGCACACAAAGAAGCAATCTTTACCGTGATTGAAGAGTTGATCATCCGTGTTACGGCGTTGGAAGACAAGCGCGTGGCAGTGCCTAAAAAAGTCCGCTTGCCTCTCACTGAAAAGCAAGTTATGCAAGCAGCGAGGCAGCGCGAATACAACCGCCGCTACAAGGCCAAAAAGAAGCTGGCAAACGAAGTGGCTGCTGTCGCGGTGGTTCAATGATTGCAAAAGAAATTCGGGCCAGCGAAAGCCAGCACTGGTACACCCGTGACGGCGTACCCCGGTACACTGTCATGGGAAAGAACGGTAAGGAGCGCAATACAACCCTGCGTGACGCCCGCACCGAAAGTCTGGTGCCGAGCGTTACAACGGTGTTGAACGTCGCAGCCAAGCCCGCCCTGATGCAGTGGATGCAGCGCCAAGTCCTGATGGCCGCGCTCACGCTACCCAAGGTTGACAATGAGGTGGAGGATGATTACATCTCCCGCATCATTCAAGACAGCAAGGAGCAGGGCAGGGCCGCTGCGGATGCCGGTACAGACATCCACGCCGCCGTCCAAGGCTTTTATGAGGGTCAGGTATACCCCCGCCATGAACATCACGTCAGAGGGTGCATTACGGCCCTCCGTGTGCATTTTGGTGATGTTGGCTGGATCCCCGAGCGGTCATTCGGCCACAGCCACGGTTTTGGCGGAAAGTCCGACCTGTACGTCCCGGCCTCCGAAGGGTTCGACGGGATTGTTGTTGACGTCAAGACCAAAGAATTCTCAGACCCAACGAAGGTCGATGCTTACGATGAGCATCTGATGCAGCTTGCTGCATACCGGGTAGGGCTGGGCGTCCCTGCAGCACGTTGTGCAAACATCTTTGTCTCCCGTACCGTCCTTGGCCTGTCCGTGGTCAAGGAGTGGAGCGCAGAAGACTTAGACCGTGGCTGGGAGATGTTCTGCTCCCTGCTTAAATTTTGGCAACTGAAGAACAAACACACATGAAAACCATCAACGCATTCGTCACCACCGACGGGGCTCTTTTTGAAACCAAGAGTCTTGCCGAGAAGCACGAAATGACGCTCAGCAAGCTGGGGCTCATTGCCGACTTTTTGGGCAGCGAGTTCAACAAGTACCCGGCCCGACAGCAGAGCGTAATTGCCAAGAATTCAATCATTGGCTGGGAACTGTGGAAGGTGAAAAATGACCTACCTAAGTGACGATACGGTTAAGCAAATATTCTTCTACTGCGCCGATGACGACAAAACGGCAGTATTTGCCGACAATGTTGACATCGTGCAGTTTGCTGACAAGATTATTGCCTACGCCCGCCCCTTGATTGCCAAAGACGAACACGCCCGCTGTGTGCAAATTGTGCGAGACATGAACAAGGACGTTGCTAAAGCCCTTGAAGGTCAGTTGCCGAAGTAGTCGCCCATCGGGTTAGAGGGCGGAATGTCGGCAGCTTGAACGGCATCAAATTTCCTGCCCAGCGCTTCTTGATTAGCGGGGTCAATAGCTTGTTGGCCCAACATAGCAGCAACTGTTAATGGGACACCAACTCTTCTAGTGGGCGGGAAAGCTGAAGCAAAAGACCCGGTGGCGCGTAGGGCGTGCAAAATTGCTTTTGAAATGTCTATATCATTAGATGGAAGTCTTAGCTCTTGCGCTAACTGAGCGCCCTGCCCCGCTGCGTCAGCAAGCGCCAACGGCGGAGATCCGTACTTAACCACTGTGCCAAACGCTTGTCCTACCGGGCTCCTTATCATGCCTTTGAACATATTAGTTACGGCGTCAAGGCCAGAAGTAGCCTTGGGTATCGGATTGGGAATAGATTGAGTTGGGGGAAGCTGCCTGAGCCCCGGCGCTTGACCGGCTGGTAATTCAGGAGATGGAGGAATTGCCGGTACAGGAACAAAACTTTTTTTGACCCCACCGACACCTTCGTCGGGCGTCATGACGCCACCAAACCTTGGGTCTTCAGAAAAGTTACCAAAACCCATTTGTTTAAGCCGTTCTAAGGCCGCACTGCGTTTATTAACAAGATCATGTACACCGCCAGCGTTGCGAGTCATGTCCGTTGCGTGCAAAGCTTCAATGTCAGGCAAGCCTGCTGACTTAGCATAGTTGTAAGGCATGGTGCCAGTTTGGCCTTGAGCCATACGGCCAGCGTCTGCTACCCCCATGACTGGCGGTCTGGCAACGGGTGGCAACCCTCCAGCAGCAGGGGCCACCCCTCCAGCAGCAGGAGCCACGCCACCAAGAGGGGCAGCAGGAGCCGTCGTTATTGGGGACACTTTGGCCGATGGCCAGCCGCCGCCCTGCCTCCCAGCGGTAAACCCAGCACCAACGCGCCGTGCGCCCGCCTCTAAACCAAGCCCTGCAATTCCTGTTGCGCTTACGCCTGCACCAGCACCGGCCCCTATATATTGGGCCATCCGGGTCTCTTGATCGTTTTCTTCGCGTTTGATTCTGGCACGCTCTGGGGCCGAACTTGCGTCATCAATTGGCTTGGCCGGTACAACTACCATTTCGCTGTCTTGCTCTTTTTTCTTACCGGGAGCTTCCCCTTCAAAAGCGCCGTAACCATTCACGCTTCGGATATAGTCCTGCGTGCTGGCAGGCAGGTCTCCTCCTGAAAAGAATTTTGAATCAATGCCCGCGTTGTAGCCAATTGTGGCAAGTTTTTGGTCACCCTTAGTGGCGTCCAATGCCTGTTTCAAATATCGAATCCCTGTGGCAATGTTTTTATCCGGATCGCGCAAATCTTTTTCAGAAGACCCGAGCATTTTCCCAGTCGATTGTCTGACCTGCATGATGCCAATTTCTCCAGCACCACCATCTTTTGCATTTGGATTTAAACCGCTTTCTTGATAAGCAATGGCAACAGCCAACCGTGGGGGCACACCCGCCGCCTTGGCTGCTTTGGCAATCTTTTCGGCGTACTCAACCTGACTTTCGGTCAGCTTGTCCATAAACGATAGGTTTGCCATATCGGTTCCTTATTGCTTTAGTAATTCGTCTACACGCTTACGGGCACTGGTCAAATCTCTTGGATTTGCTGCCGGTTTCACGGATGGTGTTGACTTCAAGGGCGGGGCCAACATTGTTTTCCCAGAAATAATTCCCGACAAGCCCTCTCGATACTCGTCATACATTTTATCAAATTCGTCTGAATCCCTGAAGTCTTTGGCAGTCATCTTCGATGCGCCGTAAGCCCTATTCAAACGACGATCAAATTGCGCCCGTGCCGTCAAAATGTCAGCCTTCATGCGAATTGATTGTGGCGTATCGCCTACAGAAATGCCAGCGTTTGACAAAAGATCGCGCTCTCGATCTGAAGTAGCGCCCTTCATCAGCCGTTCTTTGTCCATTGCCATTTGAGTCGCAAGCATCAAGAACGTGCGGTATTTGGATTGTTGCTCAGGATTCAAGCCAGCGTTACGCATGACATCCTCAATTGCAGGAACGCCAATGCTAAAGTTGTTTGTGCCAACCCCCGTCTTTGCCAACAGTGTAATGCCAGAAACAATTTTGTCGTTTGCCAAAATACCAACCATTTTCCCTGCGTCTGGATCACTGGCGAATGTTCTAAAATTGTTCATGTTCGTAATAACATCATTGGCATCTCTGGAATTTTTACCAAACTCCGCTCGAGCTTCAAGTTCTGTTTTGATGTCTGCTTCGTTAAACCCTTTTGCTTTTTCCTCTGCGCGGGCTCTTTCCTGAACGGATGGATTTCCAGCAACAAAAGTTTTCACAAGTCGACTGTATTCGGCTGTATTGTTTTTATTTGCCGCAACAGACAAAGCCATCGCAACATCTGACGGAACCATGTAAGTGCCCGTCATGCCTTGTATTGGCACTTCTTCATACTTAGCACCCGGCGTTGGCTTAAATTCACTTGTGTCAAGCCTATAAATTCCGGAAGGGCTTATAACAAACAGTTTCTTCCATTCCTCACGCACATCGTTTTCCAATGCGCCAAGTTGTTTGCCAGAATTCTGGTTTAGTTTTAAATAGTCTAGTCTAAATTTCTTAAACGCATCCGAATCAAAGGAAGGAATCGCAACGGCAGGTGTGGCAGGAGTTCCAACAGTAGGCGTGGCAACAGGCGGGAAAGTCGGGGCCGGTGAAACAGTTGGTGCCTCTGCAAGAGTGAGCGCCCCAGCAGCAGGAGGAGTAAGCCCAGACAGTGGGCCTGCCCCAGTTTTAGCGGCAGGGTTAACAGGGGCAGTTGGTAAACCGCCAACCGCATTGGGATCTTTCAAAGCATTTCTAATCTCTTGGCCCTGCTGCCGCTGCCGCTGAAGCTGCATCCCCATAGTCGCAAGGGAAAACTGATCCTGCGCGTTCTCTTGCTCTTGCTTGGCCTGCGTCTCTTGACTCTTTGTGTAGTTCCCTAGCGCGTTACCAAGCGATTCTCCAAAGCCACCCGTTTGAGTTGGCGCAAAGAAACCTGCCGCAGCCGACAACAAAGAAGGGTCGTATGACTTGTTTTTGCGGGCATCCAGTGATGTCTTCAGCCTGTCGTAGGCATCCTTCATCTCCTGATTAGCCAAGACCGACTCTGGGTCGTCACCAAATGCAATCTGCATTGGCTGCGTTTTGATTGCTGTTGAGGTAGCCATTAGATTAAATTCCCGTTAGCATCCCATGTCTGCGATCCATCTGGGCTTGTAAAAGTACCGTCTCCATTATCTACAAACCCATTAGATACAAAAAAATCACTATAGTCTGTTGTAGTCCCACCACCGCCACCACCACCAGAACTACCGCCACCACCACCAGAACTACCGCCGCCGCCACCAGAACTACCGCCGCCGCCAGCACCACCACCGCCAGCAGGCGGGCCAAAAATAGATCCATACGTCTTTTTAAGATAGTTAGTTAAATTATCAGCTACCGTCCCACCTAAACCATCCTTACCTGTCCCAGCCCCAAGAGCCGTCAAAACACCCATGATGTTGGCAAGGTCTGATTGTTTATAAAGGCCAGCCTTCGGGCCAACAAACTTAGCCTCCTGCGTACCCGGTACGGTAACGCCTTGCAATAGTTTCGCGGCGTTGCCAGCGGCCACCATCGGCTCATTGATAATGCTCTGCTGGTATGCTTGCTTCTCAGCGCCCGCTTTGGTTAAAGCCCCAGCACCAGTAAGCCCTTCATCTTGCGCCTGCTTTGCCAACGCGCCCTGCGTCTGTGCGGTTTGGTTCTTCAGCGATGCTTCGTCTAAGGCTGCTTTTTGAGCTTGGGTGTAACCCGCAGAGAGCGCACCGTACTGTTGCCCCGTCAGGTTTGATTGGGTGTCGGCCATAGACTGCCCAAGAGCGTTGGCGTAGCGTTGACTGCCAGCACTACCAGATCCAACAAACCCGGCTTGCAATCCGGGCAGGACATTGCGCTGGTAATTCTGCGCGGACAACCGAGCCATTTCGTTGACTACGTTGTTCGTGTACGGGTTCATCAACGCGCTAATGCGGTTTGGGTCAATACCCTTAGCCGCCTGATCAGCAGTTGCCGTTGCATTCGTAAGGCCCGGTTTATAAGCGTCAGCCGCCGCAGGTACCGCCGCGTAGCCCTGCGTCTGCAGCGCATCCAGCCCGGCAATCATGTCCGTAGGCTTTGCGTCCATTGCGGTTTTACCCGCAGCCGCCAAATCCGTCAGGTGGTTGTTGTAATAATCAGGAACCGTATTCGTTGTTGTGGTTGTCTGCGTAATATCGGGCAGTGCTTCGCCTTGGGTAATTGACATTTCTAGCTCCTAAACTTTTTAGCGTTGCTCAAATAAGCAAGTGGCGATTTCGCGGCAGGCGGCAAATCCTTGGGTGCGGCAGACCGCGAACGTGCCCTGATCGAGTGCATCATGTCGTACAGTTTATCGCTTCCTGCCTTAGTTGAGCCATTACCCAGTGCAGCCACCACGTCAGCCGGGAACACAAACTCGCCATCCGCAAGCATAGCCGGGATGTCGTCAGACTGTCCATCGCCAGCGCCAGTCACCGCATCACCATCTCGAAAATCAACTCGGGCTTTGCCTTCAAAGTTGACCGTGTTCAATCCGCCCCCAGCATACCTGCCGTGTCGGGTAGTCCCTCCAGAGGCCATCAAGGGTGGAACAAGGCCACCCCGCTTGGACTCGTAAGACATGGTCTCAGGCAGCTTAGAGGACGCAAGCAGGGAGTCAATGTTTGTCTCTTGACCGTAAGACCAAGGACTCGATGACTGTGGCGCTGAAGCCTGCTGCGGTGCAACCTGTTGCGCTGGCTGCTGCGGGTTTGCGTATGAGTTTTGCATGACTTCTTTCGTGTATGCCTCAAGCGGGTTGACATATTCTGTCGTGTTGCCAGTGCCTGTAAAACTAAGTTTTTGATAAGCTGGGTTTGCTTCATTGATTGCAGGCGTAGTTTTACCGGCAAGTGCCGACAAGGCTGCTGCAACGCCCGCACCCCCAGTAGTAGTTCCACCACCACCAGTAGTTCCACCACCAGTAGTTCCACCACCAGTAGTTCCACCACCAGTAGTTCCACCACCAGTAGTTCCACCGGCAGTAGTTCCACCGGCAGTAGTTCCACCGGCAGTAGTTCCACCGGCAGTAGGATCTGTTGGGCTATAACCTTCATAAGAAGGGTCAGTAGGATCTGTTGGCCTGTAGCCTTCGTAAGAAGGGTCAGTCGGGTCTGTAATAGTTTGCGCGTCATCTATAGCTTGTCTGGCTGCAGCATCAATTTCATTTTGTGTAGTCGTATCTTCAGCAGCTTGCGTGTCATCTACAGCCTGTCTTGCTGCAGCATCAATTTCATCTTGAGCAGTTGTGTCTTCGGCAGATTGAGTGTCATCTACAGCCTGTCTTGCTGCAGCATCAATTTCATTTTGTGTAGTCGTGTCTTCAAGAGTTTGTGCGTCATGGGCATCTTGCAAGGCTTGAACTTCAGTCCGATCATTAGTCACTTGACCATTAAATAAATCAATTTGCACCTGATAATCTTGAGATTCTTTGGCATCTTGAAGTATCTTTTCATCAAGCGCCTCTTGGGCAACAATGGCGTTAGCTTTTTCTTCTGGAGTCACAGCCTCCATCGTTGCATCATCAATGATTTTTTGTTGTTTGGCATTGTCTTCTGCGTCCTGCGTTATTTTTGCATCAAGCTCCGCCTGCGTATCGTATGCGTTGGCAGCATCTTGAACAATTTGGTCATTACGAGCGTCAATTTCATCTTGGCGTGTCTTGGCATCGTCAACAACGCCAGCAGCCGTTACACTAAGGTCATCAGCAGCGGGCTCAATCGTATCCGCCGAGGGAACCGCACCAGTGCCAGTAACTGATTCAGGAAGGTCATTGGAAGCAAGCACGGCTTTAACAACATCAACGGGAACCCCAGTCAATGATGCAATGACGCTGGGGGTCGGATCACCGCCCTTTGCCGCAGTCAGGACAGCATTAACGACTACAGGAGGGATCCCGGCATCTTTAGCCACGCCACCAGCTACGGTGGTCGCAGCAGATGTTGCAGCGTCACCAAAGTCGCCACCTCGGGCAAGGGTGGACGCCGCCGCCGTAAGATAAGTTGGAGCGCCAACGCTGTTGGCCGCAGTGGCCGCACCCGAAATGATTGCATTCATCGGGTCGTTACCAGCCGCCAGTGACGTAACCGTACCAGCCAGTGCCGGGGGAATACCCAACTGCGAGGCCAGAACGCCAGCAATGCCGTTGGAAAGCCCAGCCAGTGGATCGCCAGTAGTGATCGTTGAGGTGATCATCGGCGTAAGCAGGGTTGGAACCTGCGATACCACGTTAAACGGTATACCAGCGTCAACCAACGCCTGCATCATCGGTTGGAAAATAGTTGTCTTAGCCGCGTTAATGGCTTGAGTAACGCTTTGCGTGAGGCCAGAGAAAGAGGAGGCACCTCCAGTACCCGCAACGGCTCCAGTGCCGGCAGCACCCCCCGTACCGGCAGCACCCGTACCAGATACGCTCACATCCCCAGCAGCAGCGCCAATGGCATCAGCAGAAGGAAGCCCACCAGTAATGGCTTCAGGAAGCGTTCCAGAGGCAATACCAGCACCTTCAGCACCGGCAGCAACTTCAGGAAAAGCTTCGGCAACGGCAGCAACACTTTCAGGAATTGTACCAGCAGCAAGGCCACCAAGAATGCTTGACTCTACAGTTCCAGTAGCGGCCAACCCAAGAGCTTCAGGCGCAATACCAGCCGCCAAGGCTTCAGCCGCGCTGGCATACTGAAGGCCAACCGCAATACTATCTGCCGCAGCCATGCCAGCCCCAGCAACTGTTGTTCCACCAGTTCCTATCATGGCAAGTAACTCTGGCGCAAATATAAGCAACCCTGCGCCAACAACTAATCCAAGAATACCCAAGTTACCAAGACCGCCATTGCCAGTAGTTTGATCGTGGGCAAATGCAGCCTGTGCGTCGCTTTCCCCTTGCCGAACCAACGCAGCATTTTCAGGGATTTTAGTTAAGTCAGCGGGAGGCGGGCTACCAAGGACTTCAGCCACATTGTTGTTCATGGCATTAAGGAATTGAAAAGTCAGTTCCTTAATGTTCCACTGATAACCCGGTTGTCCATTAGTGCCCCCGCCTTGATGTAACCAGCTTGAATAAGCCAAAGCGTCCGGGCTGTAAATCTTACCGGCTAAATCAGGATTCTGTGCAATCTTTGCATCGTAGGCTTTCCACAGAACGTCATGCAGTTCCGGGCCGGGGTTGCCTTCCTGATTGTTCTTCCCGTACAGCCACATCATGCTGGGATCGGGCTTGGTCGATGTAGGCGTCCAACCGGGAGTGTTTGGGTTGATGTTGCTGTAGTCTGGTAAGGGCTCAGTGTACCCGCTTACAATGCCAGCCTTTTGAAGGGCGTCCTTACCTAAAATTGTTGTTACGCTTCCGTTTTTAAATTCATATACGGTTCCAACTGGATTGCCATCACCGGCTTGTGAGCCAGTTTTCATCATCCACTGTTGCCCCGTATTTGGATTGTAAAAGCCAACGTATGGAGATTCAGAGTCTGGTTCGCTGGCAATAACCCCATCAGAATAAATAGGTTTAGCCGCAGTCATCCCAGCAGGAGCCCAAACCTGTGGGTTAAGGAGTACTTTTCCTACATAATTATTTTGTGTGTCTTCAGCCATGATCAATCGCCTTACGTTGAAGACACTGCTGGGTTAACGGCTCCAACTACGGCCTGCGCCCAATCCATCCAGTTGTCAAAAAACTCAGTTCGGGGCATACCCTCGTTGGTAAACACGTCAATCGCACTTAGACCGTCACCCCAGCGATGCCAGTCAGTATCCTTGCTCGGGATCTCAAGCTGCTGCGCGGCGTACAGTTCGCACATGAGCGAGGCCCACGATTCAAACGTGTGGCCCCGGGGGTCATAAATAATTGAAGGATTAAGGGCCATAGCCTCTCACGTCGCCAACATCGGCACTAAGCAAAACCTTGCCTAACTGATAATCGCCACCCGCAACGTCGGACACAAAGATCAAACGCAACTCCCGCCGCTGCTCCCGCATATCAATCTTGCCAATATCCTTGTCAAACATATAAGGTGGGCTTCTTTCGTCTGGCCCCTGAGCGAATGATCGCCCGGTAACGTACACCCGCATCTCGCCTTCCATAACAAAATCGGGCTCAATACGCTCCAAACGCAGCCAACGGTTTGTGCCCTCTGCAGCGGACTGAGACGGCCCACCGCTAATCAACCCAAGGTCGTTGGTTTCAAAATAGCTTTCAATTGCCAAAACATTTTGACCAACAACTTCGTCGGTTCCAATCTCGTGTTGGTAAATAGAGATTAACCCCCCAACCGTTGAAAACGTCAACACCCCAGAAGCCGTTCCAGTTGCGGCCAAAGACATAAGGATGCCCTGAGCGTAAATGGCTGTAACGGGGATGCGAAAGCCAGATCCAGTCCCGCCAATTGATGCGGCTGTGGCACTTAAAACATTCCCAACAACGTACCCCTGCCCTCTAGCCGTGATCGTAACTGAGGTTACAGCCCCACCAGAAACTACAATTGTTGCCTTCGCAGAGCCACCAGAGCCCCCCGTAAGCGAAACATTGGTGTAGGTACCGTTGGTATACGAAGACCCGCCAGTAATGGCTCCAAGGGTCTTTATATTACTTGTTGAAATTGCTGCAACGGCAGTTCCAACAGCAATGTTTGAGCCACTGATTATTTGAGTCAACTCAACCAATATGTTGTAAGTGTCAGAGTACAAAAATAAGCTACCAGAACTCACTGAATACGTTTCAGTGAAAACAACTTGGCTCACGGACTCTTCCCAGTTTGCCTCAATTGGGTAAGCAAACACTTGAGAAAAGAAGCCCGCCGAACGCCGAGCGCCAAGAGCTTGACCAGCATCGTACCAAGTGTTCTCGCGCACGTTGTAGATGATTGCGTCCGTACATTCGGTTGCATCGCCGCGAGGGTAAAACCACCAGACTTCACCAAAACGAGGCACCTTGCAAGCCCAAACTTTTTGTCTTTGGGCGTAGTTCAAGTTGTCAAAAAAGTAGTTCTGGTTCATGGAGTTTGGAACCTCCTTGACCACGCCGTTGTACATCAAGAAGCGGTCAACTCCAATCCAATAATAGATGCCGTCATACTCGATGGCGCACTGGCTTGACAGGATTGATGACTGGCTGCTAATAATGTCATAACGCCAGAATTGAGGGGGGGTGCCCGTACCACCAGTGTATGAAACTCGGATCAAACTGTCGAGGCTCCAGAACAACCCAGAAGGCGCGTTAGAACCACCCCGGACGGGCAACCCTTGCACAATCTTTCCAGAGGCTACGTTGGTTGCGTTGGCATCCGCCGACACCCAATCCTGCGCGTTGCCTGCTCCACAATTTTGAATCAAACCATTATTGCCATAAACAAAAATATAGGGGTGCAGCGTGACTACGCCACCAGACACCGCAATGTTGTTGTTGAACGTAATAACGGTTGAGGCAGATGTGGCAGTCGCTGCGTTTGACAGTTGTACGTTCTGGTACAAACCAAGAGTAAAAACAAACCCAACCGTTGTCCCAGCGGTAGTAACAACACCCGCCCCACCACTTGTGGTTGACAGTTGAAAGGTGGTTGTAAGGTTGGTGGCAATAATGTAATAAGTGGTTTGGGTTACAAGGCCCGTAGAGGTTCCTGTTAAAGCCCCAGAAACTTTTACTGTTTGCCCAACAAAAAGACCGGCAGTTGCCGTGCAACTCATTTGACCAGCGGTGCCAGTAACCGCCACCGAATCAAGGTTTGGTGCAACAAGGGTTGTAGCCACAACCGTAGTGTTTGCTGGAATCCCAGTACCAGAAACTGTTTGGCCTGCTCCCGTAAGCACTGCAGCAGATGCTGAATAAATATTGATGGTGCTATTCAGAACAAATGCCTCAGTGAAAACACCAATCTGGCTCATTGTTAAGCCGGTAATGTCGCCAATTAAAACAGGGGTATCAACCGTGCTGCTGATGGAGTTCAAGTTCTGGCACGGCGCAGCCAAAATTGTTTGCAACCCGGAACCAGTAAGGTCATAAAAACCATCAAACTGCCATAAGTTTTTTGGCGATGCGGTAAAGTTGCTTAGCGTAAAATTTTCAACTCCTGCGCCAACACCGTTTTCATCAAGGGAAAGAACTTGCATTCCATTGTTGTACCCACTAAAAACAGACGAGGCTGCGTTTTGTGTGTTTACCCAAATACCACGAGACGGGCCATTCAATTGGTTTGAAATGACGCGATAGCCGCCAATCTTTCTAGGGCGACCGCGCTGGAACCGTACCCAGCGGCCATCGTTGTAAAAATTCCTGTCCAGCACCGTTCCGTCGCGCTGAATCCCAGCCTGTGTGTCAAGCGTGAAAACCTTTGCAGTCATCAGAACACCCCACCAGACACGCCTCCAGTAAAATTTCCAGTTCCCGTAATTGCGACGCCAGTAGCTGTTAAGCCTAGGCGCTTAGTGCCAAGAATGGATATTCCAAATTCACCAGTTGCCGGTCTGTAAACGCCAGTTGAAGGTTCAGAGGCAAAATTCAAAGTAGGTGCGCCAACCGTACCATCTGCCATAGATACCGAAGTTGCACCAGCCGCAATGGTCGAAGCGTTCAGCAAATTAAGCGAATCGCAAACCAAAATAATTTGCTGGGCCGCTGGGACGGTTGCAACAGCGCCGCCTGAATTGGTTGTAAACGTAATATTGTAACCAGCACCCGTACCGTCGGTCTGGTTGGTAATGTAATAAACTTGCACAGTTGGCGGCAAGATAACCGTCACGTTCGCAGACAAAGTTCCAGTAAACTTCTGGATGACGTTTGCGGCCTCACTTGCAGTCAGCGTATAGCTGCCGCTTACTACAGGGTACGTCAACTGCGTAAAGTTAAACTGACTGACCTGACCAAGCCCGACCGTGTAAAAAGCCGTGCCTGAACAGGCCAAAATACAAGAGTCAGAAGGCTGCAACGAGATGGTTCCCGCGCCATTAACCAGACCACTTGCTGGAGAAACAGTCAAGGTGCCAGTGCCACCGTTGCGAACTAATACATACCAATCGTTGCCTAGAGTTCCCGGAGCCGTCAACGTGAGCGTACCAGCGCCGCCAGTCCAAACTCTGGTTGAGGCGCGGTCAACGGCTGTAAGCGTAGCGGAAGTAGAAAAAGTGGTAACTAAATATGCGCTGTTGAGCGTATTTGAAATTGCCTTGAGGCCATAGCCCGCAAGCGTTGTAGCGTCAACATTGGACGTCCCAACGCCAAAAGCAATGATCCCCCAAGTACCAGCCGTGGTGGCGTTTTCCGTCAAATAGATGTATTGCGTCTGACCCGGAGTTACCGTCACGATTGCGTTTACGCCAAGGTAATCCTTGACCGTAAAATTGTATGAGCCGGTGTTCCGAATCAGCGCGTCTTGACCAACCGACGTCTGGTTCGCTGGCGGCATCAGCAGGGAAAAGGAACCCGTTGCCGAACTGGACGACACGTCCATAATCCGAGCCGCAGCATCATCCAGCGCACTGCCGTTAAGAGGCCATGTAAGCTGGAAGTTGGCAGTCAGCGCTATTGCACGGTACGAGACGTCCGTTGGCTGGATGACTTGACCTGTAAACGGGCTATTGAAGCTCATGAATCCCTCACAATCGCTTGTCGATCAGCCACCCGCGTGACGTCTTCCGTCTGCAGTGCGGTGATAGTTTGCTGATATTGAGCCTGCCACATTGGCAAACGCTCATCATTTTTCAGGAACGGCATAGCCTGCAACAGGGTGCCGTAAAGAAGAGCCTGCGGGGAATATTCCGTAAACCAGTTCGATTGGTTCGAGGAATCCAGAGGCTGGACACGCTCATAGTACAGCGCCTCGTAGGAATAATCGTCTGCGGGCGTGGGTGCTACAAGCCAATGCGTGAAGTCGTAGTCGCAGTAAAACAGCGGCACGTCAGTCAACGAGGCATTCGGCCAGTATTCGCGCAAATACTCGTACTTACGGAGCAGGACTGGGGTACGGACACCGGCAACCGTGATGTTCATCGAAACGGTCTTGCGCCAGCGGGCGGGCTTGGCAATGACGGCCTCGCTTAAAACCATTGTGCTTTCGACGACCACAAGGTTACCAAGGAACTTAATGTCAGCCGCGATGCACTGCTCCGCCAGCATAATAAACTGCGGGATCTTGGTCAGGGTTGCTTCGTCGGTACGTTCCAGATAGGTCGATATGTCATTGACCAAGCTGTCATACGTCATAACTGCGGCTGAAGTCACGGGGATGCCTTTATGGTTTAAAGCATTTTAAGTCTCATTGGGGGTAAAGACAACGTCAAACAAACAGCTTTGTCCCCGTTTTGTCAATTATCAGCGCTTGTTTCCTTGGCGCGGTCTCTGGATTACTTGGAATGCTTATATGCGTCCATGAGTCAAATTCGCGGATAAGTTGGTCGTAAGGTATCCCGGAAGCTATTAAAGCCCGTACAACCCCGTCTGGGGCCATCCCGGGCACCCTGATGTCAGCCGCACAGCCAATTCGGTGCTGACTGGTGTCCTTTGACCCTACAGCGTCGTTTACCGCCTTAGACCGAAACGCCGAGTTGACCATAATAGGCCGGTTGTTCAGGGTACTTTTTACTATCTCAAGGAACTCAGCAAGCCGTTGCAGGTTGGCTACTTCTGCACCATTTGGCGTGTTATCAAACTCACGGTGGCTGGTGTGGGTAAGTTCTTCCAGCGTGAAATGGTCAGTCAGGTTCATTTAGCTGCGACACCGTTGATTTTTTCAAAAGTACGCAAGGTGCCCATTCCCAGCAAGCCAAACAACAACGGCAGCATTTCGGTCAAATCCGCTGGGGATAGCGCAATAGTGACATGAGCGACAGCCAGAGCCACCTTCAATACAGGCAGGCCGATCCAGTTCCACGCACAAGCGGCACCACATACCCAGCCTACGAATGGCCTCCAACCCGAAACAAAGACGGACGGGTTGGCCGCTTCGGCTTTGTTGATGTCAAGCTGGCCCTGAACAACCATCACGGCTGCTGCAAGCTGCTGTTTCTCTGCCTCCGACTTGTCAGGCCAGATTTTATTAATGACTGTGCCAGCAAGATCAGAAATTGCACCAAGTCCAGTGAGGTCAGGCATAACAGTTACCCCTTATTTGTCAGCTTTTGCATCAATCTTGTCGTAAATGCCCTTGAGCATGGCTTTAATTTCCCCAACATCCCGGATGTAATCGTCCCGACGAACGTACCTATTGGGCATTTCTTTTACATCATCATCAAGCCTATCAAGCGATCTGGTTATTCTGTTAAGAACCCAACCCCCAAAAAACCCAAAGATTGTAATGGCAATATTTACGATTGATTGAGTTTCCATTACTACTCCGCTTTAGGTTCTTGTTGTTCAACACCGGTTTGCAATTGCCCTTCTGCTTCTTTGTTTAAACCATTGATAAGTTGGAATACCTCACCGTATGGACGGGTAGATAAGTATTGCAGGATGCCGTTAACCAAGCCGAGAGAGAAAGTCAGTTTTTCCATTTAAACCTCTAGTTGGGTTTGTAACACTGCCAACACCATTTTAGCTTTGCGTTGTTCCAGTTTTTCTGTTCGCAACGTGATGATGAGCTTGTCTTTGAACAACAGGTCTGCCACGCGGGTCAGCAGCACTTCGTCGTGGATGACGCTCACAATATCAGACAGAGCAAAATCCGCGTAATGTGCAATATCGTCATCCCATTCTTCAGTGATGTTAGCAATCATGCGCGTGTAGTTGTCAATGTTGAGTTGGTATCCCGCGATTTCTTCGATACGCTGCTCAACTGCGGCTTTGAAAGTTTCCTGTTTGTTCATGCGGTTTCCTGTTAATTTGGAGAGAATGCTACACCATTGCCCTGCCCGGCAGGCAACGTGGTGGGATTGGCATATTTAGTCCCAAACCCAGCCGACCAAGGGTAGACGGAGATATCCGGAGAAAAACCATGAGCAACTGCTATATCACTGCCTGATGCGTTAAAAGTTACTCCAAATGCATTGCCTGCGGGTAGCGTAGCGGGATCGGCATATTTAGTCCCAAACCCAGCCGACCAAGGGTAGACGGAGATATACGGAGAAGTGCTATGAGCAACTGCAATAGTGTTGCCAGACGGGTTAAAAGTGACCCCGTTGCCCTGCCCGGTAGGCAACGTAGCGGGATCGGCATATTTGGTTCCAAACCCAGCAGACCAAGGATATACGGAAATATAAGGTGTGCCAGCGTGTGCCACAGCTACATCAGCACCAGAAGGACTGAACACTATGCCGTTTCCAGTTCCGGCAGGCAACGTGGCAGGATTAGCGTATTTAGTACCAAAACCCGCTGCCCACGGATACGCAGAAACAAAGGGCGTGATGGCGTGGGCGATTGCTATAGTGGTTCCTGCTGGGGAAAATGCCACACTGTTGCCAGAGTTAGTAGGAAGTGTAGCGGGATCGGCATATTTAGTACCAAAACCCGCTGCCCACGGATACGCGGCGATACGCGGAGAACTGCTATAAGCAACTGCAATGGTATTGCCAGACGGATTAAAAGTGACCCCGTTGCCCTGCCCGGTAGGCAACGTAGCGGGATCGGCATATTTGGTTCCAAATCCAGACGACCAAGGGTAGACGGAGATGTAAGGTGTGGTGACGTGTGCAACTGCGATGGTATCGCCAGACGGGTTAAAAGTGACGCTGTTGCCATTTCCGGTGGGCAACGTGGTGGGATTGGCATATTTAGTCCCAAACCCAGCCGACCACGGATACACGGAGATGTAAGGTGAGGTGACGTGTGCAACTGCAATAGTGCTGCTATTTCCTGTAGCCGCTACATTCACCGACAAAAGAGCTTGTTGATTGGAACTCATGTCAGGTTCGTCCCAGAAATAATCCACTCCGTAGAAGTCAGCTTAATTGCCGTAGCCAAACCGTTTGCTGTAAGGGTTCGACTTCCTGTGGTTCCCGCACCAGCCAGACGCATCGTGTCTGAGGTGATGGCAATTGTCAAAGTACCTGCGGCGTTCTGGTTTACAAACGTAACCGCCGTACCAATGGGGTAAGCAACGGAGGAGTTTGCCGGAATGGTAAATGTACGCGCTGAAGTGTCCGAGCTAGGGTGCAGAATACTCTTGCCTTGATCTCCCAGCACCAGAGTGTATGTAGTTGACTGGCTGTTCTGGGGGATGTTTAAGTATCCAACACCGTTAGTCCCATCTGCCGTACAGTTTGTGAGAGTGCCGCTAGATGGCGTACCAAGAATAGGCGTCACCAAAGTAGGGCTAATTGCAAATACATTAGCTCCAGTCCCTGTTTCATCCGTCAGGGCAGTCAACAATTGCAATGAAGTGAATGACCCAAGGGATGCTGCGTTGCCTACGGAGGTCACCATGCCAGTAAGGTTCGCGTTAGTTGTGACGTTGCTGGCCGTGAAGCTGGTAGCCGTCCCAGTGATGTTTGTTCCAACCAGAGCAGACGGGGTTCCCAAAGCTGGAGTGACAAGAGTCGGGCTAGTCGCAAATACATTAGCACCTGTACCTGTTTCGTCGGTAAGAGCGGTTGCTAATTGCAATGATGTGAACGAACCCAATGAGGTGGCATTACCAGAAGAAGTCACCGCACCAGTCAAATTTGCGTTGGTTGTGACGTTACCTGCGGTCAGTCCAGAAGCAGTCCCAGTCAGGTTTGTAGCAACCCCAGATGCTGGCGTACCCAATGCACCACCGTTAACTACAAACGCCCCTGCGGAGCCTACAGCAATTCCCAGAGCCGTCAATGCCCCAGTTCCCGTAGTGACAGTAGCAGGAGCAGCGCCAGCGCCACCACCGACTACCAAAGCATTCAAAGCCAGTGCAGCCGAAGATGCCCAAGCCGAAGCACTAGAAAAGTAAGGAACACCCCCGCTAGTACCGGCAACTGTCAGAGCAAGCGTCCCAGATGCCGTAATAGGAGATCCACCAACTGAAACAATACCGCCTGTAAAAGACTGAGCAACGCTGGTCACCGTGCCAGCCGCACCAGCCTTAGTGGCAATAATCTGTACCACCCCAGAGTTATCCTTGTAGTAAAGTTTGCCATCCGTAATGTTGATGGCAAGTTCACCGTTTGTCAGATTGCCCGTGACTGGGGCTGCTGCTCCGGTGGTGCTGTAGTACAGTTGGATTGGGGTGAAGCCGCTTTGTGCCATGATTTACTCCGTTTTTCAAAAAAACATGAAGAAGTTGCCAGCGTTTGCACCCGGAATAGGCGCTGCCGAAAATATCCACCCCGTATTGTTGCCGCCATTGGTGCTGTTTGCACCGGCATACCATGCAGCACCGCCT